AACTGTGAACCTTGCTGACGGTCCTGTAATATATGATTCTATAAGAGTAAGGGTCGATGGAGTAACGTGGGACCAAGTTGAATTCTTCACGGATTCTCAACCAAGAAGAGAATACAGAGTTGAATTTGATGCGGACTATAGGGCCTTTGTCATCTTCGGAAACAACAGGTCAGGTCTTATTCCCTCCAAGGGAAGTAAGATATTCGTCCAATACAGAGTTGGAGGAGGGTTCAAAGGAAACCTAATAAGCAACTCAATTACCAAGCAGACTGTAATAAATGTGGACTCTATACCTTATCCGGTACCGGTTTCGTTTTCTAATTATACAAGCAGTAGAAATGGATATGATGGAGATACTATAGAAGATATAAGGTACAAGCTTCCAAGATGGATAAGAACTCAAAATAGAGCAGTAACAGGCTTGGACTACAAAATGGTAGCGGACCAATTCATTACGCCCTACCACGGCAAGATAGGAAAATCAAATGCGGTTTTAAGAAACTACGGATGCTCAGGAAATATTGTAGATTTATACGTGCTAGCACTAGACGGAAAAGACTCGCTTTCTGAGGCGTCAGAAGAACTCAAAAGCAGGCTAAACAGAAGAATAGACGAAGTTAAGATGATAACAGACTACGTTTGCATAAAAAATGGGGAACCTGTTTTGGTGGACATTTCTATAGACATCATAATGGATAGATTCTATAGAAAGTTTGAGAACGAAATAAGAATAAAAGTAGAAAATAGAATCAATAGCTTTTTTTCACTTAATAACTGGGAGTACGATCAAAACTTAAAAGACTCCGATATAGTAAAGACCATTAACGATATCAAAGAAATAAAAAGGGTGGAAATTACCTTATCTACGGACGATCCAAACAATGGAGGATCTTACGTTGTTACCAACTTTAAACAAATAGTAAGGCCAGACATAGTCAATATAGAGTTTACTTATGAGTGAAAAAACCCTAGAAGATAACCCAACAATAAGCGACAAAGTAGTGTTTGACTTGGAAACTCCAAACGCTTTAGGAGAGACCGCTTCGAATCCGTATGAGTTTAGCAAGTTAGTAATATACTTTGTGTCTAGAGACTATGTAAGTGGCAACCTACAAAAGTATGGAGCCACAGAAGACTTCAATGGAAGAGACTTGAACGACTTCTATTTTAGAGAAGCTGAGCCGGTTCATGTGGTGGGCGACTCTGATTATCCCGCATGGTTGTCAACAGATCTAGAAAATGCATTTTTAGAGAACCTAGAAGAGTGTAAATTTCGGTATGTTTGGGAACCGAAGGGGATGAGAGAAGGAGACTACTTCATATGTTGGACTTGGAAACCTCTACCAGCCGGAGATAGCATATCTAGGCATATAAAGTTTAGCTTGGCCGCAGACACACAGCAAACCACATCAATACCCACGCACCAAACTAAGCCTAAAAAGTACGAGACTCTTCTAGAAAGATACTTGCCAGGAATGTTTAAGGATCAGCTGGTGAGTTCGGACGTAAGCCCTGATGTTTTAGACAGGTTCAATAAATCTATAGCTGCTGGCTTTACTAATCTCGAAGACTTAGCAAATCAAATAGTTGACCTACATGATGCAAATTCCATACACGAATTTATCCTTCCATATTTGTCTAACTATTTTGGGCTCAAGCTGAAGACGGATGACCCTACGAGATGGAGAGGACAAATAAAAAGAGCCATACCCCTTTACAAGAAAAAAGGAACTAAAGGGGGGCTTTCTGAGGCACTAAGTCTCATAGGTGCTAAGTTAAACAAGTTTAGTCAGCTATGGCAGGTTATTTCGTCTAAGACATGGCAGGAGTCTTTCTTGTATGACGGATCTAGCACAATATTTACGTTGGAAAAGGTTCCATTACCGGTTGACTCAAGCAACTTCGAACTTTGGGTAAGGTATAGAGAAGACCTAGGGTGGATGCAAGTCGATGAAAGCTACATAGACTTCTTAACTGATGACGGTGTTACTTCGATATCCTGGATCGGTGACGTTAATCCTTCTCCTATATCGCTTAGGTACGGAGATGAAATCAAAATTCTTTACAAGTACACAGAAATAAGTAATCCAAGTGAACAAGATATAGAAGATTATATAAGAAACTTGCCTTTGATGGACACAAGAGATGGCAAGTCAACTCTAAAAGTTAAAATAAAAAAAGATTCCAACATAGTGAGCGGTTTGCCACTAAACTCTGACTTCAAAGTCGGCAACAAGCTGTATTCCAACGAGTTTGACGGCGTTGCAGAAATTATAGAAATAATAAACTACTCATCAGTCAAAGTATCTTTAAACGCATTGTCTAGTAACAACAATGCAACAATAGCGTTCAGAAATTTTGAGTATCCGCCTAAAAACTGGAATGTTCGAGTAATAAGAGAAGAAGATCCAATGTTCGATGTAATCATACCTGAAAGAAACCCTTTCTTCGACCCTTTGGTGTTTGGAAAAATTAGAACGGAGTTTCCTTATAGCGAAAACGTCTATCATATGGAAGAGTACAACGGATCAATAAGAGACTCTAAAAATCCTTGCGATATAGATAAGTCCTTCGTTGATCCATGCTTTTCATGCATTAGCAGCAGCTACGATATAGATGTAGAAATAGAGGAGCTGTGTGATGACAAAATACAAGAAACAAAAAATACAATTGTTGAGAACGTTCCTTTTCATGCGGTTCTTCACACATGCAACTTTATAGGATCGTTTAACGAATTCACAATGTCTCCTCAGGAAGAGCTAGAAATGCTAGCCACATACTCAGGCTCAGACTTCGTAGTTGCTGGACATGCACAAAATTACTTTTATAGAATAATGTTAGACTTTGAGAGCGAAGGAATAAAGAGATCGGAGCTGGCAGAGGAGGAGTCAGTTTTCTCCGGTTCTGGTACTTGCTCCAACGACGAAATCATATTGTTTTGCCCTGACACCCCTTTGTCTAATGTGGGAGTAGAAGCAAGCGGTGACTCATTTGTAGAAATAAAGTCCCCTTCTGCTATAAGCGGAGAATATGACGTAGAACCTTCCGGTGGTGATGCTGTAAAGCTCTTAGTGCCTTCCTCCGTAGAGCCAATAAGTATTATAGACTCCCCCTTCGATGGAGGATTTTTGAGCTCAAACGCTTTTACGTTTGACCTAAATAACATTCTAAAGCCCATAAACGGTGGTCTATGCAATATAGAGCAGTATAACACCTACGAAGTTTACGAAGAAGGATTCGAGTTCAACAGCCTAGGAATTAAGACCTTAAAAGATGTGGAAGTTGGAAGTTCTCCTTATGCCTGGGAACTGGAGCTTTCTTCTTATGGAACATTTCAAGTAAAGGATATAATAGGAAACAAGATAATTCTTGGGCATGATTCTTTGCTACCTAATTTGAACACAACTGGGGAAGAGTGGTCGTTGAAGGACGGAACGACAGTGGTGACCAGCTCTAGCTCTGGTGTCATTAAGGTGACTAAAGTTGGCATAGTTACTTCCCTAGACACTTCGTTCCACCCAGTAAAAAACCTTTTCATAAAAGACAACTACTATCAAAAAGTTGATGGAACTGAGTTCCATGTAAGCGGCGTGGTAGAAGGGACTACTGACAAATACTATCTACACGGCTATGATAAGGGCGACATGAATGGTGTGACTATAGACATGAGAGAAAAAGTAGTAAAAGAAAAAATAGGGTATTTAAGTTATAGAGGGGTTAAGTTAATTAGCTCAGCTACAGAATCAGCTTTAGGTATCCAGAACGGAGCATCTTACTCTGGCGGGGATTTGGCAGATGATAACTCCTTTAAAGAGAACTTTATAGTTGTAATAAATGAGGTTCCTTATTGGATTAATGAAATAGATAATGATACTATGATTTTGTCAGGAAAACCTCAATATTTTGGCGTATCAAGCGGAACAACTGTAAATTTTGAAGTTTTTAAATATAATAAGGAAGAGAACATATCCATACAAGGACAAAGAACGCACTTGCCAGACCACACCTTCCCTACAATCGATAGAGACGGTCGCGCCATAATAACAAGTGACGTGTTAGAGTCCGG